CGCTGGTCATGCTCAGGTAGTTGTCCTGGCCGAGGTCGATCATGACGGTCTTGCTGTTTGGGAAGGAATGGATCTTCGGGTTGAACGTCCGCTCCGTCATGCCGCAGCCTCCTGGCGTGCGGGTTCGATCTGGGGAAGCGCGGACCCGGCGGCGAGGTCGTTGAGAAGGCCACGACGGTACGCCATCGCGATCTTCTCCCTGCCATCCTTCGCATACGTGATCGTGAACGATGCGGGCGCCTTGCCTGCGACGCGCTTGATGCCCGGAATCGCCTCACCCGTTTCGACGTCGATCAGTTCCCCGTCGTCGCCCTCGATCGCGTTCTTCACCTTGTCCGCGAGCCAGGACGGGCGGACCCGCTTCACTTCGCGGGCCTCCGTTGCAGGGATGACCTCTGTGTCGATGCCGCCCTGCTCCTCAGCCCACTCAAACAGGGCAGCCTCATCGAACGTCTGGTCCGATGCCTTGCCCTCCGGGAGGGTGATGTTGCCGACCTTCGTCCCGTCGGGCAGCGTCACGGCGAAGGACTTCGTGCCCTCCTCGTTGTACTTCTCCAGCAACTGCTCCAGGTGGTCGGAGCGGGCATCCTTCATGAAGTCAGCCAGCGCGTCGGCGAAGGTCTTGATCAGTGCGATCCGGAGGTTATCGGTCTTGATGCTCACGCTGCTGCGCTCCGTTCCTGCAGGGCTTTGCCTGCGGCCTTGATGTTGTCGATGACTGTCTGATCGGCGCCCATGTTCTGCGCCTTGGTGAGGAGGTCTAGGAGCATGTCGCGGTTGTTCCTGGCGGCCTTGAGGAGTTCGTCCCAGTTCGGCTGTTCGTGCCGGCGGGCGGCGAGGGCCTGCGCCCCCGCGTCCCCGGCCACTGCGGGCCGTGGTGCGTCCTCGCGGCCCTTGTCTTCCTCGGCATCGTGCAGGTCGCCCTTGTGCCACAGGTCCAGCGCCGCGCCGAACCGCATCCCCGCGTTCCGCAGTGCGTCGCCGATGGCTTCCTTCACGGCGTTCCCACCCCGCTTTCCCTGCGCATCCCCGTAGCCCAGCCGAGTCACGCCGCAGATGCGGAGCTTGATCCACAGGCCGCCGTCCTTGTCGAACGCCGGAAGCCCGTCCTGCCCGACTGCCATGGGCTCCCACGACCACTCCGGATCAACCTCGAGGAGACGGTCCGTGAGGGCGGCGTGGCCGACATAGTCCAGGTGCACGGCAGGCATCCCGTGGTAGCCGCCGCACTCCCGGCAATTCGAGCGCGGGGAGTCTGACTTGTAGGGCTTGGGGAGTTTGTTGATCTGGTTCGGCTCGAACGGCTCGCGGAGCCGGGCAAGTCCGGTTGTCTTCTCTGTCATCGGGTCAACTCCAATTTGTTCTGCCATGCTTCGATGCGGGCTTGGGATGGGTTCACGTGGCCGGAAGTAACCTCGGCCTGGCTGTGCGGGGCGCCGTCCGTGTGGCAGACGCAGAAGCAGACGTCACGCCGGCACTTGTCGCAGCGGTAATGACCGCCGCAGTAGCAGATGATCATCAGAGGTCACGTTCCTTCCAGCGGTCGTAGTCTTCGTCTTCGCGGTCAGCGGCGTCATGGACGCTGCACAGGTCGCCGTAATCCTCGACCTCGTTCTCGCAGTACTCGGCGGGGTTATCGCGGGTCTGCCGGTAGGTCTGGGCCGGGCAGTAGATCGTGTCGCTCACAGTCCCACCACCAGGAAGGGGAAGGCGACGATGAGGTGTGCCAGCAGGTAGGCGGCGAGCAGGACGGTGGTGAGGAAGCCGAAGCGGACGCCGTCGCGGATCCGGAGCTGGCGGCCGGTCATGCCGACACCATCACTTCGAGGGTGGCGACGTCGGCAGCCACCTTGGCCGCGAACCGGTCCAGTTCAGCCTTGGTGAAGATCCACCACGACATCTGGAACATGCCCTCGCGGTCCCAATGGGAGGCGACGCTGATGTGGTTGCCCCGGTGCTGTGAGCCCTCGTCGGCGAACGTGAGGTCGATGGCGAACATGAGGGACGGTTCGATGGCTTTGGCCTGGGCGAACAGCGGGGCGAGTTTGTTGTGGGCGTAGCGGGCGAGCCAGAACGTGTCGTTCGGGTTATCCTTGAGTGAAGTCATCACGTGTCCTTTGTCGGTTGTAGTGGTGATTCGAGGTCCGGGAGTTCGTGCTCCCGGACCTCTTTGCTTATGTTCCAACAGTACTAGATATTCCTACATATTCCAATACAAAGTGTGGGAAAGATGCGGCGTGTCTACTCCGCGGGTTCCCACACACCCACAGGCCGGCGGACAATCTCCCCCACCAGCCCGGCCGCTTGCGCCTGCTCCAAGGTGTTGAACCCTGCTGCGACTGTCACGTCCCCGCGCTTGATGGCGTACTCCCATCCGTGCGCCTGCACATACCCCAGACGGGTCATCGCTTCCACCGCCGCCTGGGCCTGGACCGTGAGGAGGTCCTCCGGGTTCGTGACGTCGGTGAGGGCCTGCCGGACTGCTTCCTCGAGTTCGTTCATGACGACACCCTTGGCTGGGTCTGCTCATACTCGTGGACGGACTTCCACGGGATCCGGATCTGGGAGGAATGGGACCCGCCGACTTTGAACGCGTCCTTGAACACACCCTGCCGGGCCATCTTCCGGACCGTTTCCGGGTGGAGGGACAGGTGCGCGGCCACGTCCCGGACCTTTCCGGATCCGGGCCTCACGCCGTCACCTCCAGGTTCCAGATTCCGAGCATGCCCTTAGCCGGGAACGGTTCGACGGGTCGCGGGTTGGCGAGCGTCCAGTGGTGATGCCCCTCCATGGCCCACTCAGAGCACATCCCTTCTCCAGGGCCGCACTCCATCCAGTGGTGGCAGTCAACTACGTCCACTAGGCCGATGACCATGCCGCGGACGTCGATGCCGAGGTCCAGCTCACCGGTTACGTCAAAATCCAGATCAAGAGTTGAGAACGCCGGGAACTTCAACGCCTCAGTCGCGTAGCCCTTTCCTGCATGGATGTAGAGCTGTCCGCGGTACTTGGTGGGGCGGGAACGGTTCTCGACGTCCTTACCGCCGTGGATGAGCGCCCACGCCCATGGCTGCTTTACGGTCAAAGCCTTCACGCCGTCACCTCCTGCGGCAGGGACATGATGTGATCCGCCGCGGACTGTAGCGCGGCCATCCGGGACGTCTCCTGCGCCACCACGGCGCCGCCGTACTCTGCGTACCAGAAGCGGTTAGACGGGGGAGAGATCATGCAGCACGGTTCCTTGCACTGATAGATCCGGATCATGGCGCTACCTCCGCTGCATCGTCAGCAAGAACCTTGGGGTTTGGTGGGCAGTTGGGAAGCCGGCCACCCTTGACGCACTTGGGGCAGGCGTCCAGGTGAGTGCCGATGAACCATCCGGCACGGTGGAACGGCAGGAGTGCGGGCGCCGAGTCGAACGTCTCGTCGTCGTGGTCGAAACACACGTCGCAGAACATCCGCCACCGGCCGGGCTCCGAGTTGAAATATGACCGGCTCATGCGGCCACCTGCCAAACCCTACAAAGACCGTGCTTGCGTCCCGGCCGGCGTGACTCAATGACCCCGACGCGCCGGATGATCCCGTCAGTCGCGGCCTGCCTGAACAGCGGGCCCCACTGATTGGGATGCGGCGGGTTCCGGAGCTCGGCCTTCTCCGTCAGTTCGTACGCCGTGAATGGTTGACCCAACCTGGCGACACGCTCCAACGCTTCGCGTGCGTCAGCCTCCCAGTGGAGGTCCTCCAAGACCATTGCCTGCGTCATGACGTCACCTCGTAGGCCACAGTCAGGGGCAGCGGCATGTCCTTGGCGTCGATGTAGTCTCCGCCGAATGTCATCAGGTGGAACTCTTCACAAGTGCGGAACATGACCGTTCCGTCATCCGGTACGACGTAGGTCTGAAGTAGGCCGCCATTCGCCATGTCGTCGTAGACCACAATCGTCAGGGCGGGAAGCTCACGGATCTCTTCGGCCGTCGTGATGGTGCTGGGCTTCCGGTAACCGGCGGCGATTAGGACATCGACTGCGGTTCCCACCTGATCGTGAATCTCAGCCTTGGATGGGTCAACAGGCAGGCTGTCCGTGATGTTCTCCTGCAGCAGCTCGGCCAGTTCGTCGCGGGCGCTCATTGGTCGTCCTCGGTGGCGCCGGGCTCCGGGCGGCGGATGGCTAGCGGCTGCACATCAAGGAACCGGGCAGCCTTGAGGAGCTTCCCGTCAGTCAGCGGCTTCAGCCCCTGCTCTATCTGGGAGATCGCGCCCTGATGCCGGAACCCGATGGCCGTAGCCAATTCGGACTGCGTCACATCCCGGTCGATGCGGATCTGTCGGAGGGTTTCCCCTGTGCGGGGCCAGTCGGTGTCGTTGTG